GCGCCTGTGGGGTATTCCTTGATGATTAACCTGCCCAGCTCCATCTCTTCGTATTTTTCTAAAACTTCCTTTTTTCGATCCTGAACTTCATTCGAGGGGATGTCGCATAGATTCGAATCGTAACGTAGGCCCACAGCATGTTCCGTGAGCTCCAGAGTGTAGTGAAGAACGTTCTTACCGCAACGCATTGCATTTGCGCCCATGGCCACAAGCCAGTGAGATTTTCCTACTCCGGTATTTGCCGTAACAACGCCTATTTCTCCTCTTCCTAGGCCCCCGCGTAAAATATCGTGAGCATCCAATCTAGCTAAACCTGTCGGGCAAACCTGTCGATTTATCTTTATAAAGCGTGCCTCTGCATCCTCGAAGAAATCATGGCCAGTGCTTGATGGAAGACCTACGGACACAGCTTTCTTCATCAGTGTAAGTACACTCTCAAACTTCTCCGTCTGTATCAAGTCGACCGCCTTTTCCAAGGCGTCTTTAAACGCCTGCTTACGGCAAAAATCTAGCGTCTTGTCCTTGACGAAAGCTAGGTCCGAAAGGTCGGTGCTTGATTTAATCCTATGCAGAAACTGTACTATTTGATCTCTTAGGATGACATCATCGCTGCCAGTGAGCTCATCCTTTATGATCGTTACGAGTAAGCCAAGGGAGGGGAAGCACTTATAGTGGAGAAAATATCCAAAGAATTTTTCACTCAAAAACTGAAGATAGCGTACGTCGAAAAACGATGGATCCATCACTTCAACCATTTGTGAAGCCCACTCTTTATCAGTCATCAAACTCTGGAAAATTTTCTCTTGAAAACTCTTACCGTATTTACTGAATAATGGTTCACCGTAGGAAGAGGCGTCGTTATTTATCATCAAGTGTTCATCCTGCAGGCATTGAGAGACGCGAAAAAAGCGTCGATGTTAAAGTTGGAAATACCCTCATGTAACACTAACCTTGCAAGTGATAATTTATCGCCAAATTTTGGTAAATTCTCAATTAAATATTCCAACTTCCTGATCTGATCAGCAGATAAGTTAGCCGTGTCCAAATACATTAATCTCCAATTTCTCTTAGCGGTGTCCTTATGCTGTACCATGTTCTCGTAGAGCTTGAGTTTCTTAGTCTCTAACTTGTCTGATGCTAACCCTGACAGTTCGTCTACCGATATAAATTTTCCGTCCCTTAGTTCAGGAAACCGCTTTGCCAGCGAGGTCAACCCAACTCTAGGAACGCCGTCTATCTTGTCGGACGGATCTCCCACGAAAGATCTAGCAGTACAAAAATTAGTTGCGCTGATGGAGAATTTTTCAACCAGCGTCTTCATGGTTATGTATTTCTTTTGGCCTGGCGACCACTGCACCACCTTTTTCGATAGCAGCTGGTAGAGGTCTTTATCTGAAGAAGCAATCACGCATCTCTGATCGGCAAGCATATATTTCACCAGATAAGCAATCAGATCGTCGGCTTCGCAGTCCGCAACGTATATTTGGGTGACAGGTACGTTCCTTAGAACCTCTATTATTTTAGATATCTGGCTGTCTCTATTGCCCGGCGAATCGGGGATGTCTTCATCGTAAAAACGGTTGAGCTTTGGCGGCCTTCGGTTGTGCTTGTAGTTCTTCAGTATGGCCCGCCTGCGAGGTGAACCGCCACCTTCCCACACTACGATCACTCTAGAGGGAAATACTCGTTCAGAAAGATACCAAAGGCCTTTTAAGAAGCCTACTATGCCCCCTACGTGGTGTCCGTGGTCACTCATGCTTGGGTTAGCGACGTAGTGTCGCATGAAAAAATTCAGCCCGTCAATGATCAGTATAGGCCGAGCCGACACTTATTCTTCCGGATCGGATAACTCGTCCCCCATCTCCATGGAGAGCGCTCGGACTTCTTCATAAGACTCCGCATCTATGACGGCAGCGGAAGGATCAGCCATCTTTCTAATCATAGCTCTCTCGAGAAGAACGTCAAGATAGGGAGAGTATTCTGGGTTTTTCAGTATTTCTCCAAAGTCTGGTTTGTAAAATTTTTTCTCTAAAATCGTCTTTCCAGTATTGGAGTCTGCTACGGTAAGTGATTTCCATGCTCCAGTGCCTGATACGCACGCAATCTTACCATCAATCTCTTCTTTTCCGTGACGACGAAGCACATCGAATATCTGTTCATGTTCTTTTATTCCGACACCGAAATGAATCTCGAAATTGCAGTCTCTGAATGGCGCCGAAACTTTATTTTTAATCGTCTTTGCAGTCACGTTGATACCGACGACATTCTTGTTCTTGTCCTGAATGGGTTGTCCAGCACCCAGCTTTATTCGTACGGACGAATGGAACGGTATGGCCTTGCCTCCGGGTGTGGTAGTTGGATCCCCGTACATGACTCCGATCTTTGTTCGTATCTGGTTTAGAATAACAAACAGAACGCGCTGGTTGCCTATAACTCCGGTGATTTTCCTCATGCCTTTAGAGATGGCTCTAGCTTGCAACCCAATCGAATCCTTGTCATAATCGCCGACGAGCTCTGCCTTCGGAGAAGATGCAGCTACCGAATCCCAGACGATCGTAATAGGAACGTCCTTATCCATTGCCTTGGCCTTCATGATGGTGGCCTCTGCTATAGACAACACCTCCTCAGTGCAGTGGGTATCTACATACACGAACCTCTTAGTTATGTCCACTCCCAATAGGGATAGATTCTCAACAGACGTAGCGTTCTCGGTATCAATGTACACGACGATCCCTCCTATCTGTTGAGTAGATCGCGCGACCTGAATGGCTATGTGGGATTTACCTATGGACGGCGGCCCAAACACTTCCACGATCCTACCTTCAGGCAAGCCTCCGTGTTTACGATTGGCAACAATGTAATCTAGTAATCTAGACCCTGTCGATATCCACCGATTGACATGCGTAGGTGACATGTCGTGAGCAAGGTTGTAGGCGACTTTCGAACCGTGTTCTTTATTCAAGGACGCTATAAGTTCATCGGCAAAATTATCCGTGTCTTTCTTTTTAGACATAATCAATCTCCAGCATCTTAAATTGTAGGACTGCGAAGGTCGGTGTTCAAATATAAGTCAGGCGGCCGTAGCCGCCTGACTCGTTACGATGACAACCCAATAAACCGGCTTACAGATCCTCTAGATCTGCAAAAGCGTCGTCTAGACTCTTGTACTCGCTGGATTTATCGGTAGCGTCAGAAGATGCCGGTTGAGCAGCCTTAGAAGAGACAAACTCAGAGTCGCTCGAACCGTCCTCTCCGTTCAACCAATCGTTGACGATCTTCTCAAGTTCCTCGTACGTCTTGGCCGTGTACATTCCGTCCAAATCAGGGATGCTATCAATCCACTCCTGAGCTTGTTTGGCCTCAGCGAGAACAGTCGACTTTCCACGAGGGCGAACTTCGGTATTAGCCCACTTGCGGCCAGGAGGCTTGGTACAGATGACCTTCACATCGCGGCCATCCGTAGGATCAGTGATGTCTCCGTAGTCCTCGTCGAGCATGATATTCAACAGCGATTGGTAGACGAGCTTTCCGAAGGACCAGATCCGCACTCCCTTCTCCTCCTCGCCACGAACGACGACAGGCGCGTAACACCGCATCTTAGGATATAGCTTCTTAGCCAGCTCATACGACTCCTTGGAAGTATCGTCTCGAAGCTTATTGATGAGTTCCTGAATGGGATCCGGCTTTCCGAACTGATAAGGAGCCAGAAGACCAGGGTTGTTTCCAATGTTGTAGTAGAACCAGCGCTCCTTGAAGGGCTGTCCATCGTTATCCGGGAAGGCCAGGATCCGAACAGTGGCTTCTTCGCCTTCTTCTGGCCGCCACATTGTATTTCTCCGGCTGTTATTACCAGAGAGTTGATTCAACTTGTTACGAATTGCATCTAAATCAATTGCCATTTTTTATCTCCTTAATGTTCAATGGTCAAATATTATAGTCAACATTGTTGACTTTCTAAGTTTAATTTATTGGGTTCAAATGTTCAAGCGTTTTATGGTTTTGCTCTGCGCTTCTTCTTTTTTTTCTTTTTCTTTACAGGCTTAGCTCCTCCAAACCCTTGCCCTGCAATGTCTCCTCTCTGTTGCAAGGTCGTGGGATGATTGGAAGCGCCTAAGGGCAGTGTATATCCGGCTATGGCGGCGACGCCCGAGGCCTCGTCAGAAGAACCTCCTTCGCGATCTTCGAGCTCATCTGGCTCCGTCAACAGATCTTCTTCTTTGTCGTCCGCTTCTATCATAATGGCACGTATGTAATCTCTTAATAGCTTCATGCACGATAAGTATCATTTTCCATGCAATACTGCCAACCTAGCCGACAGAAGTCCGGCAGCCAGGCCGTCGATAGAGGTGGCGTAAAATTGATTCTCCTGCAGGTGTAGACCTTGAGAGACTGCGATCGCCAACCATTCACTGCGACTGAGCTCAAATTCTAGATGAGAAAGCATCCATAGAGTTCTATGGGCGACGTTCATCTTGGAACATGCATCATTGTACTTGTACATCTGCCCTAGTTTCTCTTGATGCCAGGAAGAGTCTTGCGGGATGAGAAGCTCTGCACCTTCAGCAAAATCTCCGAGTTTACCGAGCTCGTGTAGAAGACTAACCTTCACCAAGGATTTAGGGTCACCAAAGTACCCAGCTTGGCTCTTCGCAACGTTAGCTACCTTTAGACTGAAATCTACAAGGGCCCCTGGGGCGCCGCCGGATTCTAGCGTCAAACCTCGAGGGGCCATGATCAAACGCTCACCTATCGCATCAGAAAGTCGATCGATGCATATGGGATCAGCCACCTTTTTCAGGATGGCACAATATTTCTCGTATTGAACTAATAGATCTTCTGCTTCCATGCATCAATAATACTGGAAGTAAGCACGTTGTTCAGGCAGAGTAGAGTATTATAGGAGCCTGCCCGCCCTTATTTATCTCAATCGAACCCGCAAGGTTTAGGTACCCAGCGCTCTTCGCGGCGGCAAGGA